CTGGCTGGCAAAGAAGGGGAATTGTGGGAAAAAGCATACGATGATCTGAATAAGAAACTGAAATCTAAGCAAAATGAAATGTTCAAAAACCGTATAGAGCAATACGCGCAATTCATTAATGACTTCAACAACCAGATAGAGAACAAGCAGGAGGAATTTGCCGATTATATGAAAATTGCACGTGACATGCTGAATAAAACAGGTGATGTTAAAGCATTCACAGACCAAGTAGGAAATATTATAGCCAAATACAATCAAGATATCGCTAAAATTGAAACAGAAAAATTCAAGAAGAGTGGAACATATATCGAGATGATGGGCGAATTATCCATAAAGT